TACTTTGCGCGGTCAGGTTGGCGACCGCGTAGGTCATCAGTTCGTAATTGTCACCGGCAGGGTCTGGTTGCGTGGCGTACTTCCAGAACACTCCGCAATACCCTGCATCGGTCGGAGCAGGATGCGCCCAACCAGCAGGCGTCATGGTAATCGCTCCGTCCAGAAGCGCGATAACGATGCCGGGATTTCCAGGTGTATGTGGGGGGACATAAATCATACACAACGACCACGATCCAAAAATCGGTACGACTACTGTGCCTGCAAATTCTTCTCCGTGAATAATTCCAAAGCAGTCCGTAGTGTTTCCGAAAAACAAACCGAAAGTAGCTGGACCGCCGTTGGCCACGGAAATAGCTGCCATTTCCAGATCGTAGACTGTGCCGAGCGCCGATCCTTGATTGAAGATAGTTAATGAGTTGCAGCATTGCGTGGTCCAACGCCCGATGTTGATGCGTACGCAGCGGCCTGGGGGAGATGGAGTCCACAAACACGGGGCCTGCACCATTCCTCCAGATGGACCGTTGGCGAAATAGTAGCCACTGCGGAAATGTCCCACGACGAAAATTTGTTGGCTTTGGCCTGTGTTGGGACCACCAGCATTGATAATCGCAGCATTGGGGACGCTAGTAAAAGCACACTCAAGAGGCGGAGGTGGGTCGTTGAAACCGCTGGTTTGAGCTGCACCATTTACTGTAGGGCTAGGACTTCCTGCACCTTCAACGTAACAAGGATCTATGAAATTATTTTCATCAATGAGACTGATGGACTGCAGTGAACCGTTGCTTTCCGTGAGGTCCAGCAAGAGATCGTTAGTAGTATCGGGATCAGCCGCAGCAGGCCAGTCGGTGACAACTTTGCCAGTGGTGGCATTGCCGATTATTATTCCCGCTGCTTTGGGATCTTGAATTTGGTTGTAGCTCCCGCCACCATCCGTTGAGACATAGACAAGGCAACCTCCGTAAGCAGGATTCGGGCTGGAGACCACCGCCCACAATTGGGCTGTCGGCAGGCTCCCATACAGCCGGGGCAGTGGCTCAAAGATGAGGGGCACATTGACGCTGCCGGGATCTGCGATGATGTTTTGAAATGTGGAGTTCGGTTGCGGCGCCGTCGCCGTCAGCACGTTTGGTGCGTGGACACCATAGAGAAACGGCTCAGCTTCACAGTCGAGTTCGAATTTGTCGTTCTCCGCGACCTTAGTCAGCCGGACCGGTAATTTGTTTAGGCCGAGCAGCGGCTCCGTGAGCGTCACCAAATCCATCGGCTCGAGGAGCACCCATTGCGTCTTGAGTTTGAAGCTGTAGGTATTGCGGATGTAAGCGTTACGGCGCGTTTGGATAGAAAGAATTTTCCGCGCAATCACCGGGTCCTGAATCATGTGCAGCGTTTGCGGCGAGGCTTTGCGCGGGCCGTAGAGCGCCACTGAAGCAGCATCCGGTTGCGAAGTAACGCATTGGTTGTAGTCGGAGTTTCTGTCGAGGTGCTCGATCTGCAGGATGTTTGGCAGGTCCACCTGGGCCGTGCGTTTCACTGTGACCGGAGGCGTGCTGCTATCGGCGATGAAATCCTTTTCGCTCAAGTCCGCAACCGGGCCTGCGGCAGTCGGTGAAATGTAGATCGCGCCACGGTCAGTGGCGCTGACCTCACTGCGCGGGATAACTTTCAGTTTGTCGCCGCTCCACACATACACGGCGTTGGCACAAGTGGCGAAGTCCGCCAGCCAGTCGCTGGCCTTGCGTTGCGAATCCATCGAGACGGAGCCGAATAATCCGCCAGTTCGACACTGATTGCGCGTCAGTGTGAGCGCGTCCTCATCCAAGATATTTCCGAGCGCTTTCACGTACGGAACGGGCTGCGAATTCTTGAAGGCGATCATGAACAGCGCCCAAGGTTGCGCGGTCCCAAAAGCGTTGGGCATCTGGAAAGTCAGCGCGCCCGGAAAATAAACGGTTCGATAGAAGGAGCCGGTAAGCGTGCCCATGACCGACTTTGGAATCAGATCGCGCCAGATGCGCTGCGGTGCGCTGCCTGACTGTATGTAGCAATCGAAAAACGCCATCGCGAACGCGGGGGTGCCAGCTTCGTTCGAGGTCGCGATAGATCCGATGGGACTCTTCGTCGTGCCGGTGAACATTTGAAAGCTGTCGAGCGTGTCGACGCCGCCCATTTCGTAAAACTCAAATCCCATATCGAAACCGCTGGGCGTGACGTGGATGGACGTGAGCGTGCCGCCGTTGTGGATCGCGTACCAGACGTCTATCTGCGCACCGTTAGTCGCTCCAGAATAGAGTGAGATCCAGCTATTCCCTGCCGTGTCGGAGATGGCTTGCGGGGTGCCGTCGTCTCTGCGGCGCGCGAACACCAGCATGTAGTTACCTTCAGTGACGATGTAGTCGGGCGGGAGGAATCGCACGCCACCGTCAGGCTGATACTGATATTTTTTCTGAATCGGGCCGGGAAACTCGCAGCAATTAACGCCGCGCTGAATCTCCGCGAGCTCGTAACCAGTATGGAGCACGCCGCTGCGCACCACCGATTCGATCATGTCGGTGAAATCGACATCGCCCCGCGGGTACATGGTGTATGAACCTTGCACTTCAGGGCGAAGGCTGGGGATTGCGCCAGAGCTTCCAAGGTCAATGTTCGGTGAGCCACAGCCGGCGTACTGCGGGTAAATAATTTGCTGTCCAGGTCGCGAAGAATTGGCAAACTCCGGACCGTTGCCAAGCTGATTCTCAAATGTCAGCCTGGCCTGTGCGAGCGGCGTTTTGTGCTTGATGACCGCTGATAGTTGCGCGTAGTAAGCGCGCACGGTTCCGAGGAGAACCACATTGCCGCCCAGATCCGCATCCACCTGAAAAGTAGGTCCGAACGATGGATTCCAACGATAGGTGTAGGGAGTGAAGCGGTAGCCTGACTCGTTGATGGGATCAGGGCCAACCTGGAAGGCATTCCACATCGGCCACTCTTGGCCAGCTCGGTTGTAGTTGACCGGTCCCTGGGCACCGTAATCATTGAAGGTGCCGGGCAGGTCGCCTAATTCAAAAATCGTTACGCCAACCAACGCGTAAAAATTGGGATCCGAAATGGTGAAGACCGTGGGAACCAGTCCTGCAACCGGCGGGAAATCCTGCGTGAGGAAGTTCAGCGGGTATCGCACTGCGTTGAACCAAATTTGCAGCACGTTCAGGATGGGATTAGAACCGATGAGCATGTCGATGTTTTCGACATACGTTGGAGGGCCCTTTTTGCCTTTGCCTTTACCCTTTTTCCCGCTGGCGCCAATGCGCAGGTCAGCGGCCCAGATCGGCAGAAAGGGTGAGCGCGTCGTTCCGATGACCATCGGGATCGTCGCCCCGTAAGTCGACGACTGCAGCATCGACCCGAGTGCCGTCGGCCGCGTAGATGCCTGTGATTTACCGCCTAAGATGGCTTCCTCCAAGGATCGAAGATGGCAACCTTTTGCGGGCACCACAGCGGGTCGGTGGTCGCATCAACTTCGCCTACACCCGTCTCCGCGACACAGTGCATCACTCGTGGCCATTCGGTGACGATGCCGCCGTGGTTGTAGTGCTTGCTGTCAACGACTTTGGATAGAACGAGATTGCCTGGTTCGGTGCGCGTGGAAACGTAGGCCACGCCTTCCATCACAAGCTCCGCGTGGCGCATCATCATGCGGAGGTAGCGTCTCGGGTCGGAGGTTTCGTGACAGAACCAGTCGTGACCGTAGAAACCTAAGTCCTCAAACTCTGCCCTGGTGACTAGACTGCAAGCGATCAGCACTTCCATGAGGTACGTTCCGCAATCCACGCCAGCGCGCTTCACGCGTCCGCCCAAGTGGTATGGCGTGCCCTGCCATGAACGCGCCTCCATGACAACGTGCTCGCGGCTACCAATTTTTGTAAGCGTGCTCGGAACTCCGGGCATCGGGCAGTGTCCTCAAGGTTTTCTATAAATAATTTTCATAAAGCCGTCTCCGGAGCGGGCACGAAAGGAAATCCAACATAGCTGCCATCGGCCTGCTCGATCGGAAAGTGTGTGGAAACGTAAAAGGTATCGCCTGGCGTTGGATCCCAGGGAAACGGGCTGTACACGATGATCTGGTTGTAGTGCGGACCGCCCGGTATGGGCTGGAAATTATTACTGGTGGCGATCGCGCTCCAGAATCCTGCAAGCGCTCCGGAAGTGAAAACCACGTATCCAAACTGCAATTTGTTGTCGCCGTAGATTTTATTGGCGGTCGGCGCGGTACAGATGCCGAGAAGGTTTGTCGCGTTACTGCCTGCGGCAATAGTGAACGTGGGGACGACGGTCTCACCGTCAGCTAGTACCGGAGTCGCGCCTTTATAATTCGCGAGTGTGTTCGTTACTTCGATGACGTTCGGCGGAACGAGCTGATTCACTACGTCAAGGAAACTGTCGACCGTGAATTTGATCTTCCCGCGCTCTACCGTGCAGTCTGCGACGCGTCCACCAAACAAGATGCATGCGCCATAAGTATTCGCATCTCCAGGCGTGGGCATGATCGTTCGCCACATACGCACAATCTTGTTGTCATAGAAACCCAGTTGCGCGAGCTGGTAAGGATTCGCTGATGCGACGTCCGTGGTAAACGCTGTGACTGGAGGGCTCCACTCAAGATCCAGTGCGGCGACTTTAAGTCCAATTTCCGAAGTGATCTGGCCGCGCTTCGTGACGCCTGGCTTGAATGTTCCATACACCGGCCAGGAGAGCGGTGCTTCCCAGTCGCAAATAAGCTGCGCGGCGGGATCCTCAAGGTCGCCGATCATAAAAAGATTTGCGAGGAATAACTGATTGTGCGAAAGGAGGTACGCTTTCGTGGCCGCAGTTGTGTCTAAGCCGTCGCCGCCGATCATGGTTCTCAATGTGGCACCGCGGTCAGGCCTGTAGGTGGGTTGGGGCGCGTCGTTGAAGGAGGAGTGAAGTTGGAGCAGGAAGACGTGGTCGTGTTGTTTGTATAGGGAGAAACCGCCACGCAATCCTTTGGTATCGGCGGAATTAACGGAGGTGCAAAGACGGTGCCGATCGGAGTCAGTAAAGCATCTGCTGGCTGGCTGAAGGTGTTGCCACTCAGCGTGGTAGAGCACCCACCGCCGTCCCAAAAGCCCGAATGCGAGCCGTCAGGCTTGATTTCGTCTGCTATATTGTTGGAAACCGTTGTCGGACCACAGGGATTGGTGTACTGCTTCCAGGTCATGATGGCGGTGTTGCCACCCCCCACCACGGGGGTTGTGTTATAGACCTTGTTGCTGTCAACGATTTGGTTGGTTCCATCCGCTATGCTGACACCACACTGGCCAGTGTCAAGAAGGCGGTTGCTTCTAAATTGGGCGCTGTTGGCTCCGTCGTCCGCGATTATCCCGCAGCCCGAAAGACTGTGCCCACCGGTGACGTAATTTCTCTGCGCAATAATTCCGTTGGTCAAACCAAAATTGATGGAGTCTTCCTGATTTTCAGCGAAGGTGTACTTGCTCGTGTCTGTACTCGACAGAGCATAGTTGTCTTGAACGGTGATGTTGCTATTGCCGGTGTACGCCTGAAAGTTCTGTCCTCTGGGAAATGGTCCTCTGGGGTTTAGTAGAAAGTTTCCCGTGGCGATGACGGTACTGCTTCCCGTAACTTCAATGTTGGACTCGCTATAAGCAATGACGTTGCCCTGAATCGTAAGACTGGACGTTCCCGAAGCAAAAATCCCGTCGTCGTGGTCACAGCATCCGGAGCCGTTCAGTGTCTCTGGATGAATGTAGTTGTCATAGACTGCGTTGCCGCTTCCACCGCTGATCCTTATAGCGTTTCCGTTACATGGCCCGATCTCCGACCTGCGGATGATGATATTCGTGGAGCTGGTCAGGGTTACACACGCACCCGTGGGATTGGTTATGTGTAAGCCTTGGATGATGGTACCGTTCTGCCCCGAGAGCGTTATCGGGCCAGAGGAAATGAGCGCCTGCGCACGCGCTCCAGCAGCCAATGCGAGAGCTAGTACGACGATGAGAAGGAGTTTAGTTTTCAATGTGGCACCGCGGTGAGTCCTGTTGGTGGAGCAGGCTGCACCGGAGGAGGCGGCGCCGCGCCGTTGTTGAATGCGCCCATATCCCAGTTTCCGGGATTCGGCCGCGGGTTGCCGTTTTTATCAAAGTCGAGCGCGGCGATACCCAGCGAGGTAAGGTTAGTGCCGCTATTGATTGCCGGGGAATTGGATGCCAGCGTGCCATCGGAGTTCAATCCAGCACCGGTAGCGGTGATGGAATTGGCTTCAACGCCACCACCTATGAGTGCTTTCCAACTTGTTAATTGCGAGGCGAGGCCAGCACCGCTTGTGCTTGTACCGTTCCACGAGAAGGCGTTGCCGCCGCCGCCCATAATCCAGTTGGCGTATAGGTTGTAATTCAGAGTTCCGATGGTGGTGGGTTCGTTGCCGGTTCCCGCTACTAGTTGGCAGCCGGTGACGATGTTGTTTCTTGAATCCGCGCCCGAACCTCCAAATTGCAGTCCGAGACCGCCAAAAGGAGACGCGCAAATTATGGTGTTGTTGTAGGCCGCGACGCCTGAATGCCCGAGCAGATTGACGCCGTTGGCCCAGCCGCAACTGCTGGTGTTCGCGTTCTGAAAGAGATTGTTGAACACTGTGACATTCGTGACTAGAAGAGAAGAGCCTTCATGCGTTTCCAGAAAAATGGGCGAGGTATTGGTGCATCCCCAGTCACCACCAAAGGTGTTGTTGTAGATTTGTATATTCGTCACTGTGCAGGGCGTAGTAGTGCAGGTGATTTGCAGCCCGTCGTGGTGGAAGCTGCCGTTGGTCTGGTCCCAGTTCACCGGGTCCATAATAAAATTATCGTGGAATTTCAGACCGCCGAAAGATACCGCGCCTGAGGTTCCAAGGTTCACGCCATGCGAGGTGTGCTGAAAGTAGTTATGGTCTATTTCGTAATTCTGGCTGGTGCCGGCGCTTCCAAATAGGTTGATCGTCCAGGCGTTGTCGTGAAATTTGCAATCGTGAATGTGGATGTTCGCGCCGGGATTATTGCCGTAGATGGTCGCGGCCGAATCGTAATTGTTGGGTGGATACCCGGATTGCGGGGTATGCAGATAAAATGGCCCCCACTCCAGATTCTTAATCTCGATGTCGTGCGCCCCACTGACGATGGCTACGTGGGTACCGTCGCCGGAACCGAACGCTGAACCCATCTGTGTGTAGGTGATCTGCCCGTTGCAAGTGAGCGACGCCTTACCGCAGGGAGTGCCACCATCTATCGTGATAAAGGATAGCCCAGCAAGATATAAGAACTGGCTGAAACTAGGAACAGTGACAGACCACTTCGCGCCGGTATCAAACTTTAGAACAATGGGATGTCCAGAAGTGCCACTGCTCTGCGGGTCCACTTCCCCGGCAATCGTTCCGCAAAACAGCACGACATCGTCGGGAGACAGCGTTGTGCTATTGAACGTGGCCCGAGAAATTACGCCACTTGTGCAGCTCCCCGCGTTGGCTCCGGTCTCGGTGACAAAGCGATTTGTGGCTTGCGCTCCGATCGCGCAGACCATCAGCATCGCCAGAAATAAAAAAAATCTCTTCATCATGGGATCGTCCCACTGACCACAACCGAATTAAGGCTCTCGGCAGGGTTGTACGGCGGATTGGTGCCCACCGCAGTGACCACGTAAAAGTAAGTGCTCCCAGAGATGACTGCGCTGTCGGTATATGCCAGCGCGTTGACGGGAGCAGGCGTCAGCAGGGAGTACGGTCCGCCGCTCTGGCTACCGCGATAAACGTTGTAGCCCACAATGCTGGGAGAATTGCTTGCCGTCCAAGTGAGTGCCATGTAATGCGCGGTAGAAATGCCGGTGCCATGAAGCGCGACCGTTCTCGGGCTTCCTGTGGCGTTATCGGTGACTGTGATCACGGCAGACTCTGTGGCCGTGAGTGATGGCGTGAAGGTTGCCGTAAGCGGGCAAAGCTGGCCAGGAGGGAGGACCGTCGAGCTCGAGCAGCCGCCGCCTATCAGCGTGAAGTCCGCAGAATTGGTCCCGCTCAGCGCCACTGAACTGATCGACAGATTGGAAGTTCCGCCATTGAATAAGTTCACGGTGATAGGCGCCGACGTGGTGCTCACCTGCACATTTCCAAAAACCATTGACGACACGGGCAGAATATTTGCGCCCGGCGCGAGGGCTACTCCGTTCCCCGACAATGCGATTACTTCCGGGCTGGTGTTGCTGTTGTCGGTGATGGTGAGCGTGGCGACTTTGGCCGCCACCGATGACGGCGTGAAAACCACGTTGACGTTGCATCCGACCCCAGGCGCGTATGGCGTTGCCGTCGCGCAAGTGCTGGTGCTGCTATTGAAGTCCGCGGAGTTTGCCCCACCAAGGACCATCGAGGTGATTGTGTAATTCGGAGATCCCGCGATGCCGAAGTTTGTGACCACCGACGTGAGGCTGGCATTTGAAGTGAAGGTTACGTTTCCGAAATTAAGCGCGAGCGGATTGATGTTGACCGTAGAGCCTGAGCCGGCAATACCAGTTCCGGTCAGTTTGGCGGATATAGGGCTGCCAACCGCATCGCTGGCCACCGACAAAAGGCCGGTGCGCGCACCCGTACTGCTTGGAGTAAAGGTCAGAGAGACTACGCAACTCGCGGAAGCTGCCAGTGTCGCGCCGCAAGTATTCGCCGAAATTGCAAAGTCGGAAGTATTTACGCCGCCAATCGTAAAGCTCGAAAAGGTGACCGTCGCACTGCCGATGTTTGTCACCGTATCGGTTTGTGCTGAGCTCGTGGTACTCACGACTTGATTTGGAAACGCCACTGTGCGTGGGGAAATTGCAAGAGCCTTGGCCGGTGACGAAACAGCGCCATTGATGACGATGATTGAGTGCGGTCCGCTGGTAGCGATGGCCGTGTTTGGAACGGACCCGTTTAACTGACTCGACGAAACGAAAGTCGTACTGACTGCGAGCCAGTCGAAATAAATCACCGCGCTGGAAGTAAATCCCACTCCGTACACCGTGACGTTGGTACTGACGCCAGCAGTGAAAATTGTTGGCGTCCACGATGTCACTTGTCCGATTGGCGAGAGGATCTGAAAAACTTGCCCGTTCGAAACGGTAGAACCGACAAGAACGGTGATCTGCGCAGCGCCTACCGCACCGATATTGGCCGCAGGCACAATCGCAGTCATCACATTCGAAGCGACGAAAGTGCTGGCGAGTGGCGAGCCGTTCCACAAGACCGTCGTACCGCCGGCAAAGCCGCTTCCAGTAACTGTGAGGGTAAACTGCGCGCCACCGACGATGGCCGCGGGAGGAGAAATGTTTGAAATCGTTTGGGAGAAGGCGCGCGGCGCGAGAAATAAAATAACCACGAAAAGGGCAACGCGTCTCATGCGTTCCTCCGAGCACTCATGAGCTTCAGTTCGCCGCTGCCCTTGACACCACCATCGCCACCGATGGCAAAAAGGTCGTGCTGTAACTGCTCGAAATCCTGCGTGTCACTTTCAAACCGCACGCGGAAATAGAAATTGAATTGTGCGGTGACTGGCGTGGCCGGTGCAGTGGTCCACTTGAGATAGAGGCCGGAGAACGATGCACCAGGTATCGCGAGGCCCGGACCTAGAATGGTGTAGTCCGCTGGATTCGCCTGCAGCGCTTCGTTAGCGAATACCGTGATGCCTGTCGCCAGATCGGTCACATCTTCATAGAAGAGGCCGCCAAAGTTTCGCTGGATCGGGCTGTAGTAATTGCCAGCGCCGTCGTTGACAACTTGAAGTTGCGCCAGCGGATTCGGTCCACCGCCAGTAAGTATGGCGGGCCCAATGGAATAATCACTGGGATCTAAGAACAGAAAATCATCGAACATGCCCTGGCGAGCGAGAAAGAAACCTTGCAGGTAGCGATAGTCGGGCACGCTGTAGCCGGGAATCAGTTGTCCTGGCCGATCGTAGAGCACGCTGTACATCAATATCCAATGCCAGATCGGATTCAGATAATTGGCGATACGCGTTTCGTCCGCACTGCTAGATCGCTGCAGCCCCGTGCTGTTTTCAGCGGTCTTGATGCGTGTCCAGGTCAGGCCGCGCAGATCTCCGGGATAGACTAAGTTACTCATTAGAATGAGGTCTGAATTGCTCCCCTCCGCACGCCTTTGAGCACGGCTTTCTCGATGTCTTCCTGGCTCACCTTCTCACCAGGATGGTTGACGACTATCGTTGGGCGAATGTGCTGAGTGACATTTTTGTTGTTCGTGACAGACGAACCGAATCCCCCGCTACCACCTGAACTTCCTGCTGCTCCCGCCGCTCCTCCAGCCCCAGCGGCACCATGCATCGATCGGAAGTTCTGTGCGATCGATTCAGGTAGAACTATTTCGTCCTTGTGAACCATCGCCATCTGGTCATGCGTGACGTCCATGCCGCCAGCAGCGGATGCATGACTGTTGACCGTTTTGTTTGTCGTGGAAGAAGAGCTGGAGCGGGAATCTGACGCGGAAGATGATTGCAGCATCGACATCTGCGAGCGCAACTGACTTACGCCACCACCAAGTGAACTAAGAGATCCGGCGATCGCTGGGATTCCAATTCCCTTAGAGCTGGAACCACCAATAGCCGTCGACAGATCCCGACTGAACGCGGCGGGCAGAACTTTTTCATCTTTGTGGAGCGCGGCCACTTGGTCGTGAGTTACTTCCATACCACCGGCCGCAGAAGCGATCGACCCGAACGCCATGACTGCGGTGAAAGCTCCCGCCGCAACTACGGGAGCCAGCGCGACGTTCGCGGGAAATGGCACTTCTTCCATAACCCACTTGAACGCGTGAGCTGCAGCAGTGGCGGCCGCCCTTCCGATGCTCTTGATGTCTTCGAGTAGTCCGACACCCGCACGAGCTGAACTACCCGTAGTGACGGCAGCGGTCTGGGCAGTTTGACCGGTTGCCACAGCTGCAACCTGCGCCACTTGACCTGCGGCAACGACTCCAGTCTCAGCCGAGGTTGCTACGGTTTGCTTGGTCAGTTCTTCGAGGTGGAAAATCTGGCTGACAACTTTCATCAACGTATGCGTGAGAATCCACTGCGCCAGTTTTCTCGCCATGGCTTGCGCGAAGTCGACGACCATGGTGTTCCAGGCAGCAGCCATGGCTTGGCCGAAAGTCTTTTGATGGCGCAGCATTTCTCCGACCGCGCCAGAAAAGCTGTCTACTATTTGATGGTCGAATTTTTCCCACGCAGCCAATCGTTCCTTCAATGCCTTGGCGTCATCTTCTGCCATTTGCTTGCTGTACTTGTCGTTGATCTGCTGAAGTTCTTTTTCCGCCTCTACGAATTGTGTGGTGCCTTCAGCGTAGAGAGATTTCTTCTTCTCTATCGCTTCCCTTTCGAGTTGGTACTCCTGCGTGGTGATAGCCTTCAGCTGCGTAAGGCGTTGGCTGTTGCTGATCAGTCCAAGATTCGCGCGCGTCTCAATTCCAATGCGATCGATTTCGAGTAGACTTTGCTGATGTACCTTGGCTGACTCTGCTTCGATACTCAAAATCGCGCGCTTGCGATTTTCGGCCTCGATATCGATGGCGTCGATTTTCGTGATGCGTTCGCGCTCGAGGTTCTCGAGGTCCGAATTCAGCTTGATGATCAGCGCCTTTTTCTTCTCAGGCTCCTGCTCGGCGGCGCGGAGTTCCTCTTGCACGACAGCTCGCTGCTCATCAATGCGTTGGTTGGCGGCTGCCTTTTCGATTGCCGTTAGTTCTGAGAGGACGATTTGCCCGTTCGCGAATTTTCGTCTTGACGTTTCTTCTACTACGGCAATCTCGGAGTCCGCGGCCGACTTAGCCGCTTTAACAGTTGCGAGGTTTACAGCGTCGCGCTGCTTTTCTGTTTCTTTGTCGAAGCGCTGATCAATGGCGGCAATCTCTGATCTGGTGCGCAGTTCCGCGTCCGCGAGTTGCGTGTTAACAGCGATTACCTGTGGTTGTACGTTTTTCCCCGGATGCGCAGCAGCTTCGGCAGCGAGAAGCTGTTTGCGTTGGGCAGCGTAAGTTCGTTCAATCTCAAGGCGAGCCAGAACAGCTTCCTTCTCGCCAGCAACTTCGTCCGCCAGGGTAATCTTGTCGTCAGCATACATTCGCCGCAGGCCCTGTTCGTAAAAGTTGACGTATTCGGTCTGGAGGCTTTTCTGTGCTTCTACGTTTGCCCTCTGCACCTCACGAGCCTCGTCGCCACCGCGAACTTTTTCTTCAGCTTTTGCTTTCCCGGCCTCAACCGGGCGCTCGCGCAGCTTCCCTTCGAGTTGGTCGCGTGTCTCATTAAAGCGACGCAGTTTCGCCTGAGCTGCTTCCAATTCTTCGCCTGTGTTGTCTAATCCGCGCTTGATAAATGTGAACGCTATATCCCAAGGTGCGTAGTCGAGCGGGTCGAGGCCGATCTTCTTCTTTAAGGAGAGGCGGTTTACCTGCTCCTGCATCTTTGGCAGTTCACGGTTTACTCGTGCGAGTTCAGCGGCTTGATCTACTGCGGCGGCTGCCGCGTTCTTCGCCTCGGCCGCATATTTGGTCGAGCCTTCTTTACCGATGATACTGATCGCTTCTAGTTTTTCCTTCAGTTCGAGATTGGAGAGGATTAGTTTCTGATTGTGATCAAGTGCTGATTCAAATGCCTTTCTCTCCTCTTCTCCAAAACCGCCTATAGCACGCGCCAGCTTGGCAATGCCCTCTATTGCATGCTCGATAGCTTCCACGAAAAACAAGACCATGATCGGAGCAAAGGCCGCGTTCATGATTGATTGGATTTGAGGCATCTGGCCGAGCATGCGGCCCAGCGCGCCAGGAATCTTTACGCCGACAGACTCCCCCAGTAGGTCCGCCTTCTCACGCGTTTCGGTCATTTCTAGCCGCATCGCGCGCATTTCGGTGCGTGCAGCGGTCATGCGTGCGCGCGCCTGATCTAGTTGTGCGTTCAGCTGTGCGAGTTTGGCAGTGTCATCGGTGGTCAGGATTTCTTGACGCAGAGCGCCAACTTCGCTGGTGGCTTCGATGACGCGGCGTTTGATTTGCTCAAAGGCGAAAACTCCGCCGGCCTCGACCTTGATGAACGCCGGTGGCAGCTTCGACATGAAATCGACGACGCCTTCGTTCGCGGCCATGCTGGTCGCATTAAACGAAGCCATGTCCGTCTTCATTTTTGACGTGGAGTTGGATACGGCGGTAGCCGCTTCCGTCATAGCCGTCTTGACCGGCTCAACGTCTACGCGTGTCATCAGTTCGAGAATGGTGTCGCTCACTAAGTTTTCTTTCGGCTATCGATTTGAATGACTTTCAATTGCTTCATCCCGAAGGCGTCGCCAAAGGGAGAAGCAACCACCAAGTTCGTGATATCTCTACTGGATTGCAGTTCAGGTGGAACGTATTCGTTGTCTGTGCCGGTGCGTCGGCTGCGTTCAGCTGGCTTTATTCCGAGTGCGGACTTGATCGATGCCAGCGACAAATGCTGTGGAGGAAACTTTAGCCAGTACCTCGTGAGCTTCTGGAATCGCGGCATGGTCATGTAGTCGTCGATGTATTCCCAGTTCCATCCAGTCGCGGTCACGAGTAAGGCGTAGATATCGCCCCAACTGTACTTTTCTACCTCGTGGCCGCTCGTGCTTCCCCCGGTGCAGGCTCTTCCTGGTCATCGACTAGGGCTGCCGCAAGAGCATTGGAAAACTCCGGTATGTCTTTGAGCGTCAGGACGTCCGCGAAGATAGGCGCATCCGGGTGGTTTTGCATGATCGCGGCTTGCACGATCGGAATGTATTTGGTGATGAACGGATTATCGATTAACGCTTTGTCGTCTTTTGCCTCGAGCACCTTTTCGCGTACCTTCCAGAAATCGCGTATAAGTGGCTCCTGCGCGGTCCAGTTCTTAAAGCTCAGCGGTGGGACTACATACGTATTTCCCGCGAGCTTCACGGTTACGCCTTCGAATTTAGGTTTAGCTTCTGGCACAGTGGCAGCCCCCTAGCGCAGTACATGCAGATTTTCGACAAGAAAGATGACCAAAAGGACTAACAGAACAATCCCGAAAATCCCGATGCCTGGGCCCTCGTGCCAGCTTCCGTCGTCCGGACCCCACCGCCGGTTTCCGACGTAACCGCCGCCAAATCCAAACACCAGCAACAGCACTAGAAGTAGCAGAAGCATTTCGAATTTCCTTTCGTCGATTCGTCTTCAGGTGATTCGGACATGCGTGCCTTCCTGTGAATCATTCCTATAATTCGATACAGCGTCGTTCTTCCGATTGCCAGTTCCTTTGCCGCCGCCGACTTGTCGCCGTTGTTTCTAGCCATGGCTTCCGTAACCGCCAAGAATTTAATCTGCTCCATCGTCAAAGGCATAAGCTTTGCCGCCAGGTTGCAGAAGCAGCGTCCAGGCTGCGTAGCCTCTCCCAAAGAAACGCAGCCCGGACCGCACAGCACTCGTGGGGTGTGTTACTGGGTGCTGTAAACGGTATAAATTATTCTTCAGTTACTGGCGCCACTTCTTGCTTCTTAGCGTAGACATGCGTCCTGCGAAAGCGCTTCTGAACCGCGTCGCCGTGCGTTTTGCATTTCTCGTCCGTACAAGCCTCTTCGGGTTTCCCGCACGCACTCTTTTCGTCTTTCATCTTTCCTCCTTTTTACTGGGTGCTGTAAATGAAGCCGACCTTGCCGTTCTGGTCCTGGAAGGCTGAGAAATCTATTTCAGGAACAGTGAAGTCATCGACTTTGGATTGCAGCGAAAGTTTCCCGGCAATGCAGGCCTGCAGCACGATGTTGCATTCCTGCCCACGGAAGGCGGCGCGGAAGACAGCTTGGAACACCGGACCGTAGCCCATAATCTGATTGTCAATTTCTAACGTGGTGCCGGTCGCAGACACCACATCGGTGTAAGTGATCAGCACGTTCACGAGTGTGTCGGCTGCGGCGAACGTGTAAACGCCAGTGGTTTCGTTGACGCTGTATTGACCTACCGTTGGACCGGACGCGACGCGAATGAACGGAGTGCCGTTCTGGTAGGTGACGCCAAGATCTTCTACGAAAGTAGCTGCGCCACTAACCGTGACTTGAAACGGTGTGGCAGGAATCGCGGCCGCTTCATTAACCTTGACAACGTCCATCCCGGTGCCTTGCGTGCCGCTGAACATCATCTGGTTGAGCGCTGTGGTGTTCCAGCGACCAATCTTGGCCTTGCCTGCGACCTTGCGTTTGCCGATCGCCACCGTTTCGGGATATTGGTTTTCGCCGTAGAGCTCTTTCATTTCTGCGGAGAATTCCATGTTGACTTCCTGAAGCGTCGCGAGGCGCATCGGCGTTGGATTTGCTACTAGGTCACCTGCATTCGGCTTACACCAAAACTGGCCTGCGCCGAACCTGTACAGCGGAGCGATTGTAGGTGGTGCCATTCTATTTCCTCCTTAGTGGTCCGGCTGTAAACCGCCGGTGGAAATCTCAACTGCCATAACAGTAAAAGCGTCGTTGCCCATCAGCCCTTCGCGATGGTCTGCGGCCTTGATGGACACGTCGTAAACTAGGCCGCCAAGCGTCTGTAGTTCATCCGTAGCGGCCGGTTGGAGCGCGGCGACCACCAGGTCCACCAAGTTCGTTAGAAGCGGGCTAATGAGGTCGTTGTCGTCGGGCTGCTGTACAAACAGGAAAAGCTCTAGGCCAAGTTTGTTGGCATAGGGCATCCCATAGCTTTTCTTGAAACTGTCAGCGCCGAGCAACTGGTAAAACGCTGGCTTCTCTTCGCCAGCAACCTGATTCCACGATTTGAGGCGACGACTTGTGGTCTTGAACGCTAGTGCTGGCGGTGAGCCGATCTGCACGCTAGAAACTAGCGCAAAGAACGCCTGGTAAATCTGCTCACGCGTTGGCGGCGTGTAGGTGTTCGTCATACTGCCGCCTCATGAACCGCCGCGCGGATATCCGCCTCGATGCGATCGCGGAACTCTTCAAACGAACTGCGCATAAAGCTGCGTTCAGGAAGATCGAACGCACGCGCGCGCATGGCGAAAACTTCCTCGCCGCTCACTCCAATCCAATGCAAGGCCTTTGAATTAACTGGCACTCTCTCCGGGATGTGGGCGCCAAATTCGTGAGCGAGTCCGTACGGCGCCTCCGCTCCCATCCCGACGCCGCCAACAATCGAGCCACCTTCATTCGTTGCGGGAATCTGCACGATCGAGCGCTTGAGATTGCCGGTGCGCGAGTTCAGCACCTGGCCGGATAGCTTGTCGCTTTGAATGTGGCGCTGCAGCTGCGTGTTCACGGTATTCAGCGCACGCATGATCTCCGCGGAGACGATATCCGCTGTGCGCGAGATCCTCGCGATAATCTGAGTGTCGCCGCGTAGTTCGAATTCAATCATCAGAATCCCGGCGCGAAGAAATAGCGCTTATACTTTTTAATCACCCGCCAAACATCTTTCGGGTAATCGTCTTTCGAGTAAGTCGTAACTGTGCCGCCAATGCTCACGCTGTCGGTGTCGATGCGATCGCGCTGGCGATAACGCATAGCAGCCATTTCGTTGACCGCCTGCACGACGTCCATGGGAATGCCAGCGCGGTTGTAGTTGAGCAGGACTTGCTTGCCGACGTCCGCGACGTTGAAGAGATACACGCCGTTCTGCACGAAGTACTGACCGGCAGCGGGAGCTCCGACTACTGGAGTAAGTGCCGCGCCACCAATGAAAAAGTTAACGCTAACGTCGGCGCGCCAGTTGGATTGCGCAGCGAAGATCGTCAGCGTGCCAGCGGGAATGGTCTGGAGTTCGTTAGTCACCGGGACCGGCACGTAGCCGGCATTGTAAGTAGCCACCACGTTTTTGCGACCGAGACAGAAGCGATAGCCGATTAGGCTGACCTTGCCGAGAGCGTCAAACTGATAGCCCGATGTGTTCCATGCGTTCGATGCTGGAACTAGTGTGGAATCGATCTGAAGTGAGCTAAAGCTATTTACTGGATAAGTCAGCAACTGCATGAAGTCGGACCCTTGACCGTCGCGAACTTCTGTAACGTTGGCCGCTTCCAGCGTTGGTCGTCCAATCTCGTCATAGAACACCTGACTCTGTGAAGACACCAAAAACGCCAGCACGGCATCGCTCGAAGTCGTCGTCAGGTTCAGATACTTCTTGATCGTGGCTAAGTCCGTAAGATCCACTCATTCCCTCTTAAAAATTCGAGAATGCCGCAATGCGTTCGCCGAGAATCGTTGAGTAAGTCGTCATTGCAATCGCCTGTCGCTCCAGTCGATTACGTTCTTCCGGCGACAGAGTCTGGAAAATCTTACCTTCGATGAAGGTGCCAAGTTTCTCTCGCTTCTCGTCCAACTCTTTCTTCTCGTTAACGACTCGCTCTTGATGTGCCTGCATAAATGAGTTCCTCTTAAAAATTCGATCGAAGGGCTGACTTTGACTCAGGATCTCTGCCAGCCCCTCTGTCGAATTCGCGGCGCCAAGTCTGCCCTCCCCCAGGAGAACGAGAGCCATAACGCCGGAAAGCTGTTTTATCCGTTGGCGATATTGGTGCGCACGCCGAACGCCGGCGAGAAATGCATCTCGAACGTTTCGTTCGCGTAGATGCCGTAATCCCAGCTGCGATGAACCGGTGGCCAATCCACCTGCCGCCACTCTTGCTGCGTGCGGATCTGCGCGAGATTCGCAATACCCTGCACGCGATAGGGCAGTTTCTTGGTGCGGTAGAAGATCGTCCCAGCAGGCATATTCGGGTGCAGCGTCAGCGTTACTTCTTTACCGCCGCCCATCGCGAACTTGCCCAGGTAGCTACGCACTAAGCTGCCGCCCGAAAGGTCGCCTTTAGATCCTTCGCCGGTCACATTGACGCGGTATGCGCCGCTGTTCACGATTTTCTTGCTGACATTTTTAATTTCCTGCCCACTCATCAAAATGTCGTCGGGCTGCAGGCGGTAGTTGTCCCAGAAATATTGGAAGTCAGTCTCGAATTCGTTGATGTTGCCGAAGGCGTCTGCGGTGAGTGGGGTACCAACGCCGTCGGTCCCGGTCGCCTGGGATACGAACAATCCGCCGCCGCTGAGCGCTTGCGAAATGTAGCCGTCGAAGATGATTCCGTTTCCGGAATTGTCCGCCGAGGCCACGCTTGCAACCTGAGTGCCAAGTGGATCTGCGACGAGCAGCACGCTGTTGATGGTGGTGATCGCGGCAAGATGTGCACCTGCAGCGCCGCTACCAAGCAGGCCAACGTACCAGGCGTAACCTGCAGCACCCTTCACAACCGCACAATGCGCGCTAATGGAAAGATTGCCGCCGGCAGTGGTGATGGTGTTCGACACCGCAGAAAGCTGCGAGCTCCCGCCGCCGTACGTGTCACTGGTGCCGTCTACGTTGTCACGCGTGACGACAGTGGGCACGCCACCAGCGATGGAAGAATTGAAGAAACCTTCGGGAGTGAGCGCAACCACGAACACGGTGGTTGCTTGTGCGGTCATAGCGCCGCCGGCGACGAGGGTCGCTACCGGAGTTGGAGCGATGCCAAGTGCGATGCCGTTGCCGCCACCTTGCGCCGGGAAGTTGCCGCTGGGTCCAACGCCAGTGTTGCCCCACAGGAGAATTTTCTCTTCGGCTTGCAGCGTCGCATACAAAAGATTCTCGACGGCCATGGACTTTACGTCCGGAGTCAGTTCGAGCGCTTCTTGATCAGTCTTCCAGGTCACGAAGTCTTCGAAGCCCAGCTCCGCATATTTCGCGAAGTGGTCGCGCAATTGCGTCGTGACCGCCGCGTTGCGGTTACGTTCCGAAACGCCAAGGGAAAGACCGTTGGCGTTGATGGCGTACACTTCTTTCCAGTGAGTAGAATTCCCGCCCTTGCCCTTCACGCGTGGAACTTCATTGCGTAACGGAGTGATGTTCGGGAAGGTGCGATCGACTACGGGCTGCAGATCGTACGAGATGTAACCGAGCGCGGTCGTAATGTCCTTATAGGCCGCGCCGCCCGCGCCCCGCATAGCTTTGAGGGCGTCGAGCGTTTCTTGCGTAAGTCCTTGTGCCTGCATTTCTTTTCTCCTTCAAAGGATGCAGGCGCTGGGGGTCGCCTGAAAAAATCTTCGAATTGTAAATCCGTGCTGTTCTTCTACCGACCGCCTGCGATGAACGCCGGCTGCTTGCGCATTTCTCCAATAGCTTCGCGAGTCTTGCCCTGGCCAGCGAGTTCGCCGACAGATTTAGCCGCGGTTTTTTCTTTGGTGTCTTCGTCCTTGGTCACGACGAAGCCGCGAGTGTTGACGTTGCTCGCCACTGGTGCAGCGCCAAATGTTTTGACCGCTTCCGCGATGATGCCGAGGCTTTCGTTCACGGATTTCAGTTCTTCGCTGACCGCAGCCTTCACCATCTGCTCGACATCGGCGCGCTTGAGAGCCACTTCGCCATCGCCTTGGTCGCCATTGCCCGCAGACTTGCTAGCTTTCTTTTTCTTCTCTTCTTCGTCGTCCTTGGCTTTTTTCTTGGCCTTCTTTTCTTCTTCAGTGTCTTCTTCCTCTTTATCCTTGCCGCCGGCAGCCTTGAACGTTGCATCTGCCGCGGCCAGTTCCGCCCTCAACTGATCTCGCTTTTTCGTGATTTCTACCAGGTCTGCCATCGCACTCTCCTTTGATTTTGTGGTTAATTTTGCGTTCGTTATTTCCTCGCTGATTTCCTCCTGAGTATAGGCAGCGAGACATTCTAGAAGTTCGTCGGTGGCTTCGGACACGCGGTCAGTAACCGGCGAATCGTCGCCTTCAGACTCGCGCTCATACTTGAGTGAGGCTCGCAGCGACACGAGTTCGGACATGAGTTGCGCGAAACTCGAAACGCCGTATAGGCCTTTCGCGGCGCTGACCACGAATCGGTCTTCCTCGACGGTGCTGATAGTTTTGCCGGTGGCTTCGAAGGCTTCGCGCAGCGCCCGGCGACCGCCATCGAAAGTGACTGTTTCTTCTTTGCCATCGAGACTGCGGTAGGTGAATCCATTGGTACTCGGAATCGCACCATAATCCACGAGTGATCCCTCGAATGGTCCAGCGGTCCAGCGCACAGCTTTGAGCGTTGAGTCGTACCACTTTTTCAGATACTTCGCGCCAACTGAGAAGGCGGTGTATAGGCCTTCGCGCACGTTCTTCTTCTCAACTTCATCGGTGACTTTGGCGACGACAGCGACCTTCTTCGCCGCGTTGTCGTAGCTCATTGAGACGAATTTTCCGGCCACTGGACCGCGCGACTGATGCATCACGCGGAGATTGCCAACACTCACACCGCCTTCAGCGTTGGCAGTCTTCTCCGCGAAATAGGCGTTCCACGATTTGAAGTGCGGGAGTGAAGTTTCCCAGTCCATCACTTCGCCGGCGCCGTCCACTTCCTCAGCCGCTAGACAGCCCTCGACATACAGACCGTCGTCACGTTCCTCGACACTCTTGATCGCAGCGCTGAGATATTTCACGCTACCGATCTTGTGTCCGTTCAGTTTGTCGGGTGTCTCGGGCATCGAAGCTCCTCAGTTACTCGTGGTGGCCCAATACTTCTTTCGCCTTGCGCACCCATTCGCGCGTGTGCTCGTTTTGCGCTTGGATCGCTGAAATGAATACAACACCATCTGCCAATAGTTCGCGAATGTTAGGCTTCGCTTTCTCCTGAATTGCCTCTTTCGTTTCGTGATGCTTTTCTGTGGACATGGCTGCTTTCATTCCTCCTCCTGAGTTTTAACTACGCAAGAGCTACTGAAGCCGTCTTCACCGTTCCCACCGGCAATCTTCTTAGTTGACAGCACTCCAAACAAATATCGAAGTTGAAGTCTTCGTCGCCAGACCGAATCGTAATAAAAATTACTTCCTTTGGCTCTTCTGACAACCAGCGGTGCTTTCCTTGTGAACAGTCGTGCATCAACTTCCTCCTTTACGCTAACGCTACTTGAGCCGTCTTAACCGTTCCATCCGCCTGCTTCGCTTTGAGCATCAACTTCGATGCGCCGTTTGTTTTGTCGAACCAGAAAGCTATTTCGCCTGCGGAGAGCAGTGCGTCTGCGGGTGCGGCGTTAGCGTGCGTGGTGAAGAAATCCCCAAACTGGACTTTCCCAAGTCCTGTCTTTATCGCGGAATTAGTTGTAGCTCCCGCTACATCCTGAATCTCCAATCCAGTTTTATTAACAATTGTGGGATTACTTTGAGACTGTACCTGGATACTCGTAAAGTTTGTCGCCGGGCCAGTGCCGCCTGTATCGTAGGTAATAATTGCGAAAGCATTCGCTACTATTCCAGAGCCAAGGTTGTCAGCGGTAAACGACCCTCCGGCCAATTGACTGCTTGAATCCACTCCCCCTGTACCATTGTTGAATGCTTCACCATCTATACCAGCTATAAATAACGCATTCCCTGAACCGTACCAATCGGCTTCACCTATCAAACCAATCAGAGCACCTAAACTCGTTGGCTTTGTTGTTGTTGTTGCCTCACTGTAAGTACCCCAAATATTTACAGCATCGATACCTCCAACATAATCTGCAAGAGTCCCAACAGCTAAATTTGAAACAACTCCGGTAGGAACATCTGGAAAATAAGCGGTAGTCAAAAGAGTATTTGGTAGTGCTGTTTGCGGAGGAAGAAGGCTTAGTGCATTGAAAATTTGAGAGTCCACTGTACCCGTCGTTGTCCCCGGTACCGATGACCCTGGACCTAAACTAGCTGCGATAAGAGCGCGGTCAAATCTAAATCCACTACTGCCCCCAAACACTCCGCCATCGTTGAACTGGATTTGCTGGTTCGAGCCACCGGGAGTGCCACCACCACCACCACTCGGAATCGCCCACGTTCCATCCGCCTTCAAAAACTTCCCTGCAGCTGCGTCGCCTGCAGCTGGTGCGGTGACATAGCCCACTGATCCGCCTGCGCCTTGGTCACCAAGGAACTGTTTATTCCAATCTCGCGAACGTGCGGTCATGAGGCTGCTCCTGTATTTCCAGGCGAAGAGTCTCGCTTCGCCAGTGTTTCTTTCAACGCTTCATTCTCAGCGGTGAGTATCTGCATCTGCTGATTCGTAAACGCGAGTTGCGCAGCCTGACGCCCGATGAGCGTGAATAGAAAATTCTGGTCTTGCGCTGCCTGTGGAGCTGGAACTGATGGGACGGCTGCAATCCCTTGCGCTCTTGGGTTTTTCATAAGCGCACCAGCATCGCTGCATAGTGAAAGCAAATGGCGAACATCGCGCAGCAGAAGGTGATCCGGCCGATTTCCGCCAAGCGCATCTCCACCTGTGTGGCAGGCTGCCTCGTGCCAACGAGCAGGTAGATGAGCCCGCCGATTATGGCCAGGAGCACCACTAGGTAAGTTACGATCATGTCGCTGCCTCCTATTGCTGCCTCCGTTGTTTGCGAAACTACTTGCCAAGCGTTCGACACATTTAGATTTCCAAGGTATCGTTCAGCTTCTTCCTTGGTGTCGAACTCTTTTGCTTTGCTCCGTTGGTAAGCCACCCAAGTGTCCCTACCGATGTAGATTGTTGGGGCTTGCAGCGACGCGATCATGTACACCGTCTTTTTCAGAATTACTTCTCCTTCGGTTCCGGTCTGCTTGATTCGTCAACTCGCGGTGGCCAGTGCCAGCAACCAGGATTTTTACCCTCGCTGAAAGTAATGCGACCGACCGAGGTCACTGGCGTGTAGGGCGAACCGCGATGGGCGCTAGAAGTTACCGGCTGAAAGACGTGCAGATCTACGGAACCGTTTTCATTGACTCCCGAAATTATTGCGGCCTTTTCGATTGGTTCGTCGTCCAACTGGTGTTTCTCAACATAGACCACGATCCTTCCGATGCTTGGCTTCATCTTTCCTCCTTTTTATTGCTGCACATAACTCAAAGTCACTCGCTGAATCGGCGTTGTTCCTGTATCCAAATAGCAGAGCGCTTGCCCTGCGGGCGTCGGCGGCAACGGGCCGTGAAACTGATAAACCGTGTTCGCGGTTGTCGTCCACGCGCCAAGATAAACGGTTTGGCCGGTCGCGCAGGCCGTCCCAGTTCCGTACACAATTGAAAATGTCGGACTGGTTCCTGACACTCCCACTACATTTAGACTGCACGGATAAATTTTGGTCGTGCCGCTCAAGGCGACCATCTGAACGGAAGATGTGCCCGAGGTACTTATGAGGACGGCGTTCAAGATAGAGGCGGGATTTAGGCAGGGATTGCCACCAGCAGTCGTGATCTGCACCTGCGCTGGCGCGGAATTATTGACCTGTGCGCTAGACGTCCATGCGCAGATCGAAAGTAATCCGAGAGTTAAAATAAGTCTCATTGGTAGCCCAGTGCAGCTCCAGTTACGCCAGTGCCAGACGCGGACCACTTCATACCAGTAGTGAACGCCACGCCGTAGAGCGGCTGAATCAGTTGCGAATTTGCTGGAATGGTGAAGGTTAAAACGTCGTTGACCGGCGTGCCTGCGTTGTCTGTAACTGTCACCGTCACCGTAGAGCCGTTGGTATTGTTTAGAATGACCGCCATTAAGCAGGTCGTCGAAGTGAAAACTGCCGTCGCTGAAGTGGGTACCGCGGCGAGTGCCTGCGAGGCCACCGTGTTGCCGCAAGCTGTTTTCGGAATCGAGTTGACCGTGCCGATCACGTTGGAGCCGGTGGGCAGGGCATTGACGGTAACGGTCCCAGCGACAGTTTGCGTGCCGCTTGGCGTGGTCGTGACCGTACCGGATACGGGTTGCGTGACACCGGAACCGTCCACTTTCCACGCTGTCGTGTTCGCGGTGTTTCCTGGTTGCACCGTCCACGTACCAGACTGGGTAGAGGAAACAGTCCCTGTAACCGCAGTGGTGCTGCCGCTATCCGCGATGACGTGGCCGATGACATTCGAACCAGTTGGCAGAGCGCCGGTAATGGTTGTGTTGCCAGTGCCGCCTGATTGCTGCAGTTGCGCGCTACTGATCAGCACGATACCTAACATCAACATGACCGCGAGCGTTACGGCTCGCCATGACCTTTTCAATGGATCAAACATTTTTTTGCCTCTTCATTATCGGAACCATCGAGACCCTACGAACAAAGCCAGCGCAATTATTTCATGCGCAAGCCCCCATCCTAGTCCTGCACAAAATCCGACCGCGAGAAACCAAACGAAGTGATGCCGCTCGATCGATTCACTCAACGGATGTTGTGGCTGTTGGTGCAAAATTCCTTGCACGTTTTTACCTTTTCAATAAATGAACTCTATGATCACTTGGTCGTCGCCCCCGGTGCTCTTTACGTACACGACCGTCTCCGACGTTTGGTACCTATATTCCCTGCCTGAAAATTTGCTCTTCGGTACGACCAGTGCGTACCATCCCCCGGACCCGAGTACATGCTGCGCCTGCGGATTGTCTGGGTCCGTCGAGTGAATTACGGCTACCCCACCGACCGTTCCGAGGATTGCGTAGTAGTCGCAATTGATGGGTGCGATTATCGGCGTCCACTCTCCACTGGTGATTGGAAAAGTGCGAATGGCGTGGGCGGTTTCCTTCATTCCGCCTCTGCATGAACGAACTCCTGGGCTTCCGCATCGGCCGCAGTGAGGAACACAATTGCGCACGCGCAGTTCGGGTGGAATGGCGGTCCGCTGCCGTGCTCACCGAAATCGTCGTCGATGGCAATGACACCCAGGTCGGCGGCTTCATCGCATTCGTCTTGGCCTTCGTGGTCATTCGAAAGCTCCGAACGTTTCGCGATCACTCCCACTTCGCCAGCGGTTACGAGCGCGCCCTCGACTTGCGCTCTCGCCATCTCCGTTCGCGCAATCATTTCCGCGCGCGCTTCCCCGAAGATGCCGCTCTCCTCGATCCGCTTCGACAGATCCGCAGGCGCCCCCCCTTCTTGAGAAAACGCCTGCTTCACTGCCTCGCGCAGTACTTCGCGAGTCGTATCTGTGATGGCCCACTTCGCTCGCGGATTGTCGACGAGATGGCCGTTCACCCATTTCTTCCCCACCATTTCAGCTGCGCGCTTTCGAGCGAAATTGCGAGCCGCTTTGTTGAGAACCACGAGCTCGACACGATCAGTGGCATCCAACTCGGATCGCGCAGTGCTGGCTGATTCGCGGAAGACGTTATCGAGTTCATGCGCAAGCGGGTCCGCAATGGCGTCCCAGGAGTCGAGCAGGTTATCGATCTTGCTGTCCGGATCTTCGGGGTCCGCAGCCTTTGTAGCCTTACTGAATTCGGCAATGAAGCGCTTGTTCTCATGGGCGAAAAATCTCTTCAGTAATCCCTTCGTGCGCTTGACTGCCGCGACATACCGTGGCGTTTCTGCGCCAGCCTGAACCCGATGCCGTTTTTTTTTAGAGCTGCTCGAGCTAAGTCGGCAGACTTTGGACGAGCGGTATCAGCACGGTCGGTCTGCTCTTCGCGAAGCTGCTGGTCTTGCATCTCTTGGGCTTTCGCTTCGTCCTGCGCGGTAAAGTCCATCTCTTCCAGGCCGATGCTCTCGCGGACTTCGTTCGCTACTTTGACGCTGTGGCCTTCAGAGTCGACGGTGGAAAGATAAATCTGGTCGATCTGCGCTTGCTGTAGTGGATTCTCGCGCGTATATGTTCCCCACTCGAATTGAATATCGGGACAGCCGAGAAATGCGAGCAGTCCGTCCATGAACCCTTTGAACCAAAACAGTATCGGCTCGAGGCCTTCGGCTTTCGCGTCTTCGCTCATTTGCTGGCCAGAAGCGCGATTCACCATCTTGACCAGCGATCCTGGGCTGATACTGAACGCGTAAGCGACCTCGCGAATGATGAGTTCGTCCATCATGTCGGCGAGTACGGCTTCTTTGGCCATCGTGACTTTTGAGCCAAAGGGGATCCAGTTGGCTTTGCGGCGCGCGGCCGTGGTGTTGAACTTTTCGTTCCACATGGTCTCGAGCTGCTGCAGTGTGGTTTCGCTTGCGCCATCCGGACCTTGGATGAACACATCCGGAATCGTGCCTTCGGTGTAGTACTGCAGCTGGAAGATTCGCCGGCGCAGTCCAAGATTGATCGTGAGCGCGATCTGCTCCACCGGCGAATAACCGTAGAGGCGATTGGTGCGAATGTTGCGTGGAAAATAAAACAGTTGGTCACGCTTGGAAAACTGCGGCGCCGGCTGCATCAGGTCAACCGATGGCATGCCTTTGATGATCTGACGATATGCGGTGTCGGGGGCTACAGGCGTGCGGCCGTTCACATCGATCACGCGCGAGATGGTCGCGCCGTCGATCACATCGAAGCCATAAACTTTGGCGTCATTACGCCACCGCGGTGTGACCGCAGGTGCATCGATGACAAACGTATCCTCGAGGATCATGCGCTGCCAATCGGCAAAATTACTTTCGCCGTCAGGCTTATCGAAGAATTCATTTAACGCATCGATGCGCGCATCCGATGCAGCACGCTCTTTGAGTTGCGATGGCTTTTCGCCAGTCTTCTGCCGCAGGGTGAAGGAATGCCCAACACGTGAGACCTGATCTTTGCGCGTTTCGATTACGCAGCGCAGCAGCGGATAAGAGTCCGCGAGTTCGCGCAGCAGGGCAAACGGTGCGCCTTCGTGTGCTTTAGGCGTGTAGTCAAGATTGATATTTGTGGAGTAATCGAAGACGCGCGGCTGCACGCCGGTGGGAGCAATTTTGCGAAGCGGCTGGCCAGGTCCAAACCAGTTTTGCGGATTGACGTTCTGGATCTCCGCCATCGCGCCTTGCGTGAAACGTGCGAGGAGGCCGCGCTCTAACGGCGTCTCTTTGCCGTAGCCCGCTTTGATGAGGGCTAGAGCCATTGTGTAAAACCTGTGGAAGTGTGGGCGGAAGCTACTGCGTTAATGAACTCACCGCAATCGTACTGCTCGGCGTTCCTGAGTCGCCGGCTGGTGCACTGGATTGGAGAGTACTGACACCGCTAGTGGCGCGTCAAGGAATTAGTGTAGGGCGTGTTCTGGAGGTCATCCAAATCTAGCGATTCTAGTTCGCAATGAAGGGAACATTTCGTGACGTCGACCAACGCTCCACTGCGGTCAGTTGTTGGATTTAGGCACCGTCGCGCTCGGTCGTAAGACCAAACTATCTTGTTGCAACGCATCGCCGAACATTCTCGGCAAAAGCCCACGTCGTCCCAATCGTGAGAGTATCTAGAGATTTCACGCCCTCCGAATCGCAAACGGCACCGGCAACTTGCCCTGCGTTTCTTTCTCCGCATTCCGCTTGGCCTGATCGATTTTCAGCCAATTCAAAAACCCCGATTGATTGCGCCTAAAGAAGTTTACCGCTTGGCTGGCCGCATCGCCACGGTCATTCGGCTCTTGCGGAAAGTGGCAAACTTCTTCGATATGCTGCAGCGACCATTCGTAGCCTTTCATCGCCGGATCGGGCACGTACACGTTGCCAGCTGCGTAATCCGGCGACGCTGCGTACATGCGCGCTTCTTTGCTGCCGTCAGGCTCTATCGCCATCAAGCCGCTCACAACTTCCTCGAGTGATGACAGCACTGCCGCACCGTTGGCTTTCTTCTCGACGAGTTTGTAGCCGGCAGTGGGAAACGCTCCGACTAATCCCAGCACTTGAGGAATGGTTTGCGCGAATGACCATAGCCCGCGAATTTCGTGCAGCAGATATTTGCGCGAGCCGACTCTGCCCCAGGCCTGGCCAACGACAAAGCTCGGCGTCTTGCTTTTTGTGTCACCGAAGTTCATGTCGAACGAGAGAAGTACTTCGTCGAACTTCGGTGGCACGTTGCCTTGATTCCAATACTTGAACCAGTTGCGCTGGATGATAATGCCGCCAGCCGGCGTTGGGCGTTGCTGTAGCTGGCCGGCGGCGCGATACGGGCCCAACTCCGTCGCGATTTCTTTTACCGATGGCCCGTCGAAGCGCGCAGGCCACAGCAACTCACCTTGCTTGCGATGCACCACGCGACCGCTAATTGGAAACGTCCACTCTTCGTCTTTCTCAGCTTCCATCGGCAGCGAGATGATCGTCCACGCGCCAGGAAGTTTGGCCTGCACGTGCGCGGTGAGGTCATCGATGTGCAAGCGCTGCATTACGATCAAATGCCAAAATGCGTCGCGGTCAGAAAACCTAGTCGACAACGTGCCATCGTGGAAGTCGTTAGCGGATTTGCGCTCTGTTTCGCTTTCCGCTTGCTGCGGATTCTGTGGATCGTCTTCCACGATGCCATGAACGCCCTTGCCGGTCGCCGTGCCAGCAGTCGACGTCGCAAACATTCGGCCGCCGCGCGTGTTCTTGAATTCGGTTACGCGATTCAAATCACTGGCCAGGCGGATCCTGTTTGGCCAGAGCGTTTGAAACCACGATGACTGCACCAGCATGCGGCGCTCGAGGGAATGGTCAGTGCTCAAGCCTTCCGAGTAACTTGAAGCCATATACCGGCGCGTCGGATCTTTCGTCCAGCACCACACCGGAAACATTATGGTGCACAGGCGCGACTTCATAGTTTGCGGTGGTACGTTCACGATCAGCCTGTTTAACTTGTGTGAGCGAAGGAGCGACAGATATTCGCAGATCAGATCGAGGTGCCAGTTCCATTTCATTTCGGTGGTTGCTTCGAGGACTTGCCAGGCGCCACGTGCGAAGACGGTTAAATCTTCGGAGGCTTCGTGCGCGTCAACAACCGCTTCACGCGATTCGAGTAGGCGAAGATATTCAAGTTTTTCTTCTTGAGTGGCTAGAGCGAGCTCGTCATCGGTGAGGAGGTGCATGGATCACGGTGCTGGATGTTTTTGAAAGCACGACTTACAAACCGCACATACGACGTCTGAGTTCCAATCTACTTCGGGTTTAGTGGCCTTATAGTCGCGTAGTGGCAGCAGGTAAGCCAAATCGTCATCCCATGTGTGAACTGGCTCTCCACAAAGGCAACAATTGGCTGCATCACTATTGGCAGAGCCCCAATACGCCAACCGCATAGTCTTCACTAGCTCTCCTCTCTCAATTTCTACACTCGATTCTCTCGATGTAGCCTTCGTCGAAATGCTTACAACCTTTGTCGTCCGTGTATCGGTAATGACTTTTGTTGACTGCCCGATACATGCCGAACAGGAATATCGCGAGGCCTAGAAACAAAAAAGTGAAGGCCAGCACACCTTCGCGAAGTTGGCTGCTCATCTCGGTAAGTACATCGCCTCGCGAGATAGACAGAGAATTTCTGATCGCTTGAATTTTATTGAAGACGACCCGTAAATTTGCTCATAACCATCACTGGTTTTGTGCATCGATGTACTTGGTAATACTGCGGCTGCGGTTTGCGTGATACGCACGAAACACTCTCCCCGTGAGAGTAAATCCTCGAGCATCCGTCGAACAAGTTCGGGATTGTTTGCGATCATATCTTTGATGTGTTCGATCTCATTTACCATCATTTTTTCCGCTCGCGAATTCTATCACCCAACTGCTTGATCTTTGCGTCCACGTTCTCGATGTTCAAGTCTAGTTCGCCGGAAATAAAAATCGCTTGTGGCGCGCGACCTTCAGTAGCTTCGCGCAGTTCCGCGGCCGCCGGTGACTTGCCGATAACTGCTTGCCGCGCTTGCCCCATCGCGATCGCTTCTGCCCACGAGCGTCCTTTGACCTCGCCAAATAATTTTATCTCCATTGATTCGGGGAGCGGATCTTCGAGTAACGCGCGATAGGCGTCAGTGATTTTTGTTTTCTTTGGACGGCCACCGGGGTTGCCAGATTGGCCTGGTTTGAAACGTGTGGCTGGATTACCAGACTCGCCAGGCTTAAATCGTTTTGGCTTGCCTTGCACCGGGTTGCCTTCCGAATCATCTAGTTGATCTACTAAACTTATTGTCTCTGCATCGCTATCGGCAAATTCCTCTGCGATGCGCAGAGCCTCGGTTTGATAGTCGGTGTCCTCTTTGCTAGTGGCGATGAATTCTCCTGTTTCTTTCCTGTTCTGAGGAGGCTTCTTCTTTTTAGATGGCTTCTTTTTCTTCATTTTTTTCTTTTGTGAGAGATGGGATGCTGTCGAGGACTTCTCTGTTGCGAGCCTCCCTCTCATCGCCGCTGAGAAATTCAAAAGGCACTGGTAATACCTCTTGCCATTTTGCAGCGGCTTCCAGAAACATTTTTAAGTCATGGTCATCAGTAGCGACGAGAGCTGATTCGATTGACTCCAGCGGAAGGTATAAATCCTGCCCGCTGGCCGACCCACTGATCCAGTCTACGCATGTAATTCGTATCCCATATTCTTCTTTCGCTTGAATCTGACCTACGTAGCAACGCAGTGGCGCCACGCGGTTTTTCAAAACCACAGCAACCCACCAACTCACTTCAAGCAGTCCGCCGTTCAATTTCATCGCCTTCTTCATAGCTCTAACCCTCTAAGCCCAAATGCTCTGCGTCGGCTGAACGGCAGATTATCGGAAGATTTTTGTAGTGGAGGTGTTTTACCGCCAACGCGATCAGGTACATTCCCACCTTTTCTCCCGTTTCTAAATGCCAGGGATGCTTTCTTGGTTGCCTTCCTCTGAGCCTCTGAACGTGGCTTAGTGTCGGTAGTTTTCCTGCCCACGTGAGTGACCTGTGCGCCTCTCAACAAAAATGTGAACGGCTCTGGTTTTCTCTTCTGGTCAAAATTTACCAAGGCCACTTGCGCGATGCGGGGAGTCATGTACGTATAACGTAATTGCTTTTTGGGATCACTGAAACGAATCGTAGCTAAATCCACCGCGATCGCGCGGGCTTCAGGAAAAGCTATTTTCACCGCCTCTGCGATCATGCAGTGATTAGAGTCTTTCGGTACTGCCGCTTGAATCAATTCATCCGTAACTTCCAACCGAACTCTAGGTGACCTTGGCTTCATTTTTATTTTCCTTATCCGCAGCCCTCTCTGAGCCACGGTCAAATCAGGTGAACTCTATCGCACTGTCGTGCGTGGAAAGTCAAGTAGTCCAATGTGAGTTGATGTAAGTTGTAGAAAACAATAACTTCACACCCTTCCACGTCCTCACGGTGAGGTTGCTTTCTGGTGGGTTTCATGCGCACTCCAGAATTCCATCGCCACGTCGGTGACCGACCTAACAGCCACAGCCACCACCTGCTTGCGGCGCACGTCGAAGTTTTTTAACTCATGGATCGTGCCAATGCCGCCCTTGAGTCGGTCCCAAGCTGCGGCGCTGAGTTGTTTGTCGGTGAGTCCTCGCAGCTCAACCGAACGATTGCCGAGGAGGGTTAGTGAGGCCATAAAGATCGCTTCCTGGATGCACTGGTCGGGACCCATATGCGCCTGGGTGGCGTCGAAGTAGGCGGCATCAACTTTCTTGCGGAAGATGCCAGCTTCCAGGTGGGCGCGTTGGGTTTGCCCAGGTCCGGTGCCATTGGTTGGGGTGAGTTTTCTTGCCGCTTTTTGAATTACTTTTTTAAGATCAGATGGCCTAGCTCCTGCAGTTTCCTTTTCTGCTGATCTTGAGGAAACTGCATGAGCGTAAGTCTTTTCCTTAACCAAATCCAAATCCAATACCAAGTCGCGACCTAGGTCGACTGTGTTGCTGACCTCATTGGTTTTAATGGATTTATTCGGTTTTACGTCTATTTCTGTTCTTGTCTTACTGGTGGCACCTGTGGAAATATGTGCAAATTCACTACTTGAGTCGACTACATTACTGACCTCTTTGATTTCAAAGGAGTTGAGGTACTTTGCAAGTTCGCCTACCGGAATGTCAGGTGCGAGAGATTTATGACGACTCCGCTCTGATTTTGGTGGCAACCGACCTTCGCTCTTCGTCCAATGCCCGTAGCATTTGCCGTTTGTGGTCCAGGTGAAAAGCAAACCATGACGGGTAAACTGCTCAAACACCTCCTGGAGTCTATGAATAGTAAGATCAGGCCGATTAGCGGCGACCTTACCCCATAACACTCTCAAGTTCGTTAGCTCGAAGCACCCATTGGCATCCGCGAGCGGATACAACCAGGGATACTCCCTGCGAGCCCAAATTTCGCATTTGGCGAGCTTGTCGCTACCCCAGACAGCCTCGCCATCTATAATCCGTTTCGGCATCCAGACTTCCCTCAGTTCCGAAATTCCTCCACCAACTTCGCGTGTTTTTTTGAATTGCAGGAGTTGCACGCCGGCACCAGGTTGGCCGGCCAATTCGATCCGCCGCGAGCCACTGGAATAACATGGTCAACACGAAGCTCAATCCCATAAAAATCAAGGTACTGCCGAGGCCGTCCAGGTCCCGATCCGAAGCACCGAATAACTTTCAATTGGAAATCGCAACCGCAGTACCGGCATCGCCAACCGTGAAACTCCATCCGATCAACGAGTTTAGATAAAGTGATCTGGCCGTACGTAGTTCTGGCAAGCAATGAAGGCATGCGCGCACTGAGAATTCCTTCCGCTCGCTCGCGAGAAAACTTACATGGGAATACCGCTGTCTTGCCGTCACGCAAACGAAGGATCACATCACGCTTCGTCATGCCACGCCCTCAGTTAGTCCGTCACCCTCACATTGACCGCCTGTGGCCCCTTGTCGCCTTGCTGCACCTCAAACGTGACGCGCTGATCGTTCTGCAAGGTGCGGTAGCCCTCGCTGTTGATTCCGGAGTAGTGCACGAATACGTCTTTCTCGCCACCTTCCGGAGCGATGAAGCCATAGCCCTTTGTAGCGTTAAACCACTTCACAGTGCCTCGTTCCATCCAGTTATCCTTTCGTTTCCTCGGTCCCTTGTGGAGCACAATCGGGACAGAAATCCTTGTCGCCAATGCGACGCACATGCTTTTTGCAAATGGCCGAGTATCACGGCTGCCTGTTGCGCGTGCCGTCGCAAATTCTCTCGACCTTCATCGAACAGAAGGCGCAGTGAGCGAAGCGCGACCATTTATTTTTAGCGAGCGATCGGAAGTAGGCGCCGAAGTTCATTTCTTGCACTCAATTCGTGTTGTTGTACGGGCACTCAAATTCACATTCCTCGCTGCCGGCCTTGCCGCACGCGCCGGTTCGGTCCATGGCGCAATCTAAATATTCATACTCATCCTCGTCCTCGTCCTCGGCGTCATCTCCCAACTGACAGTCGCAGTAACACCCGGAACCGATGCAGTGAGCGTGAACTCCCTCGTAACATTCAGGGCAAACCGTCCAGCTCACGATCGCTTT